TAATGGCATACACAGTATTTGCAGAGCCGGCCACTACCAGTAAGGCAACGGCAGGCAAGGATTATCTTCTGTATGTGAATACAGGAGCAACTGAGACAAGTCCTACCTGGACTTTGGTAGGAGGGCAGAGAAGTGGGGATTTATCCCGTAAGGCAGATGAAATCGATGCATCAGACAAAACAAGCGGTGGCTGGAAGGCTACATTACCTGGTCTTAGAAGTTGGTCCATTGATTTAGAAAGCGTTTACCTCGCCGGAGATACGGGAGCAAAATTCTTAGAAGCTGCTTTTTTAAATAACAAGCAGGTTCATATTAAGTTTGAATATCCGGATAAAAGCTATTTGACCGGGTGGGCATCTCTTACAGAGTGCAGTCTTTCCACACCTCATGATGATGTAGCTACCTTAAAGGGAACGCTTTCCGGAGCAGGTCCATTATCTGATTTGAAAACAGGAGGTACGGTAAATGAAGAAGGTTGAGTTTCCGCTATTTGGAGAAAATGAATATATGTTTTTAAATATCGGCAGGCTGATAGATATTGAACGGATGACAGGAAAACCTGCCGGAGAGATTATTAAAAATCAGAACCTTGATTTAGGAATGCTTACCATCATTTTAAGCGTGGCATTGCGTCACCATAAAATGCGTACGCCCCAATGGTATGCAAATAAGTTGCAGGATTTGGTGGATGAAGGCATTGACCTTGAAACAGATATTCAGATTCCGGTAGTTAAGTGCATCGCCGGTTCCGGCATCCTAGGCAAGGCTGTATATTATAAGCTTTTCCCGGAAGAAATGACGGAAAATAGCAAAGAAGAATTGGAAACAGAAAGAAAAAACTAAAGGAAGGGAAGAGAGTCCCTTCTTTTTTTGATTGGCTTAAATGGGCAGAGGGCATTGCTTACGGCCCACTTGCTTTAAAGCCTAAGGAATTTTACAAGCTTTCACCGCTGGAGCTGACAAAGCTTGCAGAAGGGTATGACCAAAGACGTTTGACCACGCTTTGGACGATGTCTTATTTTACAGCTAATCTCATGGCTACCCAAGTGAAAGGAATAACCCCGGAAAAGCTTATGAAACCATTTTTGCCGAAAAAAACAGCCGGCGTCAAAGAGCGAGAAAAAGAAGAATTTTTCAAAGAATTTTATGCTAAACGGAAGGAGGCGGATGAATGTCAACGGTAGCAGAATTATTAGTAAAAATAGGGGCAGATTCTTCAGATTTAAGAAAAGAGATTGCAGCTACTAAAAGGCAACTCAAATCTGCCTTCGGTTCTGAAGGCTTAAATCTTTCTGGCAAGGCTGTAACTGTACTGCAGGGCTTGGGAGTCGCTCTTGGGGCATTAGGCGTATATGCGGTTAAAGCAGGTGGTGAACTGCAAAACGTGCAGGTTGCTATGACTAATATGCTGGGAAGTGCGGAAAAAGCTGCTGCCTTTGTCAAAGAACTGCAGGATTTTGCAGCTCATACTCCTTTTGAGTTTAATGATGTCACAAAAGCCAGTCAGAAGTTCCTTGCTTTTGGTTTTACCGCTGAGCAGATTATTCCTACGCTTACCGCTGTGGGTGATGCTGCGGCAGGCGTAGGGGCAGGACAGGATGGTGTTAACCGTTTAACCATTGCTCTGGGGCAGATTGCGGCTAAGGGTAAGCTTGCCAGCCAGGAAATGATGCAGATTACAGAGCTTGGAATTCCTGCCTGGCAGCTTTTAGCAGATAAGCTTGGCACTGATGTAGCAACGGCACAGGATATGGTTACCAAGCGTATGGTAGATAGTCAGATGGCATTAGATGCCTTGGTTTCCGGCATGGAAAGCCGTTATGGCGGAATGATGGCGCAGCAAAGCAGTACAGTCCTAGGTACTTGGTCGAACCTTATGGATGGGATTGGACAGGTCGCATCTCAGACCGGACTTGCTATCGCTGAGGCCTTGAATTTACCGGAGCTGTTTAGCTCCATAGGCGGATGGCTGAGTAATTTTGCAGCCGTTTTACAAGAGAGCGGTATTAGAGCGGCTATCTTAAACTGCATACCACCGGAAGCACAAATAGCAATTGTGGCATTTGGCACGGCTTTGACAGGGGTCGCCATTCCGGCAATGTATGCGGCAGGAGCCACCGCACTTGCAATGGCAGCTCCTTTTGTGGCAGCCATAGGTGCGGCACTCACGACAGCAGCCCCCTTTATAGCGACTATTACCGCAATCGGTACAGCTCTTTATGTGTTGTGGGCAAAGGGTATAAGTGTTGCAGATGTATTTCAGACGATGGGGGTTAAAACCGAGCTGTTATCAGAGGCAGGCAGTGCTTTACAGTCAGCTTTTGCAGCGGTGGGCAGTTTATTAAGCACTGTTCTTACCGGTTTAAAACCTGTTTTTGTAGCTTTTGGTGCTGTGGCAGCGGTTGTTATTTCCGCTGTTTTACAGTATTTTGGATTTTTAATTAATGGTGCCGCGCAGCTCCTTTCTGTGGTAGGAGCGGTAATAGAAGGAATTTGCGGTGCCTTCGAATGGATGGCAAATGGCATTGGTTCAGCTTTAGAGGCGGTAGCCTCAGCCTTGGGCGGCATGGCAGACAGCATTCTGCCTGCTTGGGCATCGAGCGGACTAGCTACCATTTCTAATTTTGTATCTAGTGCAGTTAGCTGGCTATCCGGTCTTATTGCAAAAATATTTGAAACGAACGAAGCTTTAAACGATGTGGGCGTAGATACGGCAGAAGGCAGTAACAGTACGACAGCCAGACCAAAAAAAGAATGGAAAATGCCCGATTTTAGTAATTTTAAAGGTTCTGGCGGCGAGAGTGTTCCCTCAGGGGTTTCCGGTGGTGGAGTCAAAAGCTCGTCTGCGGATAATACCGCCTCTAAAGCTGCCAGCACTTCCAAATTCATTGAGGATGAATGGGTGCGTACCTTTAATACAAAGTCGGAGCTTGTAGACCGTTGGTATAAGGAAGAAACGGCGGAACTGGAAAAGTCAAAAGCTGCCAATGAAGACTATGAGCGTGATAAGCAGCGCTTAACAGAGCTGTATGCGCAGAAAAGACTTACTGCACTTCAGGAAGAAGCTAAGAAAACCCAAGATATAAGGAACAGCATTAGAGATGCTGTCTTTGCTTCTGAAGAAGCGGGAACGGTGTTAAATACGGATGCTGTAGCCGCAGAACTTGTAAAAATGGAATTGGAACATGAAAAAACGGTCAGCGGGATTGAAGAGCGATGGCAAAATCTCAATAACACTTTTATCGGTCTTACAAATTCTGAAAAAGAAGTGTTTATCCAAGCTTTAAAGGAACGCAGTATTGCTTTTGAGCAAAGTGAAACAGGTGAGCTTGATTTCCATAAACAGATGCTCAAGGATAAACTGGCAGAAGATAAAGCATACGAAGATACAAAAGCTGAATATCATGCTCAGTGCAAGGATATTCAGGCAAGTATTGATGAGGCTTACAGAACTAATGACCTTGCAAGACTGCAGGAAGTGCTGACGGAAGAAGCCGCCATTCGCCTTAATGATATGGAAGCACAAAAGGCCATGATGGATACCTACAAAGAGGCATTCCTAGCTGAACACATGACGATTTCGCAGCTTGTTGCTGGAATGTACAGTACAGCCTTAACGGGATTGGAAGATGCCTTTACAAGTATCCTTACCAATGCTAAAAGTGCAAAAGATGCTTTTGCGGATCTAGGCAAGAGTATGCTAAAAGTGATTGCTCAGTATTTTGCCAAACAGGCAGCAGGAATGATTATGTCCCACGTTATGGGGCAGAACATTCAGAAAAAAGAAGCGGCAGCAAGCACTGCACAGTCAGCGGCGGAGCTTTCTGCATGGGCTCCTGTGGCAGTGGCTTATGAAACAGTTCACCCTGGTTCTGCGGCCAGAGCCTTAGGCATGGTTACTACTTCTCTTGTTACGGCAGCCGCCTTAGGAACTTCGCTTTTAGCGGTATCTTCAGTGGGAGGAAGTGCCGGTAATTCAGCGGGGAGTATTGCTGTTGGAGAATATGCTAAGGGCGGGTACTTTACAGGACCCACCTTAGGTATCATTGGTGAGGGGGCAGACAACGAGGTAGCACTGCCTTTAAACCGTGCAGTGTTTAACAATATTGCTGAAGGGATTGCAGCAGCAGGAGCAAGTACGTCTGCCCAGGTAACGCAGAATATTTATGGTGATATAAATAATGCGGCAGAAGTAGAAGATTTGTTTGATGAATTAAACAGTATGGTGGCTGCCGGATTACGAGGTGTGTGACATGAATTTTCCTATAAGAGAAAGTACGGATTCAGCCTTAAGAATTATCAAAGACGGGCATGAATATGTTCTGCCATCGGAATGGTCGCTCTCAGATGCCGGAAGCTATGACTTTAATAATAAAATTGAGGACAGAGCATTTTCTCATGGAGGAGATGTTGTAGGTGACGGTATGGTTAAAGGGCATACCATCAAGGTAAAGTTCTCTATGTATGGAACAGACGAATTTACTCATGATGAAATGTTAAACAGAGCGTATAGGTGTTTTGCTCAGACGGATTATAAGCTGTACTGCGGTCGGTCTGACCGTTGTTTTAATGTGGCAGGCATAAGTAAGATTACCCATGATTATGTGAATGGCTTTAAACAAAGGTGGAGTAATATTACGGTAAGCCTTCTTTTAGCTGACCCGTTCCGGTATCAAGGGCAAGAAAGCCTTGTTGTATATGACTTTCCGGCAGAAGTCTATCAGGCAGAGATGGTGCTGCATAATTTAGGCAGCGTAGATACACCGATCAGATTTAAATTTACTCCTAAAAGCAAAATGGCAAGTATTATCGTATGGCATGAGGAAACTAAAAAGCAGTTTAAACTGGCAGATGCGCTTTTAATCGCACCTGCCTTTACTGTTATTAATGCCAAAGAAGGTACGGTGTGGCGCAATGATTTCAATAGTATAAATACTTTCAACGGGCAGTTTTTACAGGCTGTACCGGGGAAGAATACCTTGTATTACACGGGTGCCGCAGGAAAAATTGAAATTATTTACACCAACAGGTGGTTTATATGAATTTTAGTTTTGGAAGAAGCCTATTTGGAAGGTTTATATTCGCTGGAAAAACAGGCAACGATGCCAATGAACATCCAAAAGGGGAAACAAAAAAATATTATCCCGGCCAGTACACGGTTATTGCCTATGCGGAAGATGGAACAAGGACAGCTTTTTTCGGCAGCGGCAGTGAGAAGAATTCTTTAAGCAAGGTAACTTTTGAGATAAGTTCCACAGGCTGTGGCAGCTGCGAGTTAAGCTTTAAAGTATTACCCAAGAATAGCGAACTTAACTATATGCAGCGAGTGGATATTCACCTTTTCGGAGATGAGCAGCCGTGGTATTCCGGTTACATTATTACAAGACCCGTGGAAGGCTCAACGGAAACAGAATATAAATTTATAGTTCATGGTTATTACAACCGTCTGGAAAAACTGGTGCTTTTTGAAACCTATGAAAATATGGATCCTGGGGCAATTGTTCGGGATATTGCTATGAAGGCAGAAAGAACCCATGGCATTATTTATAATGCCAGTAAAATAAGCGATGCTGGATACATTATCACGAAGCTTGTCTTTGATGGGGTTACGGTAAAAGAGGCTTTGTCAACCTTAGCAGATTTTGCTGTGGACTATGTTTATGGTGTGGACGAATACAGAAACCTCTATTTTATGCCGAGGGAAACCGGTATTAATGAACAGGCAAGGCTTACGGTAGGCAAGCATATAAATAAATATATCCCATCTTGGAACGTAGAAAAGATTGTAAACTGGGCAAGGATTAAGGGCGGTAATATTGACGATGAAGGGGAACAGTGGCTGTGCGTAGTGAAAGATGATGTGAGTATTGTGAAATTCGGCAAACGAGATAAAGTGTGGACATTGCCTTCAGCCTATGAAGTATCTGATGCGGTTAGATGGGGAGAAAATCAGCTTGAACGCTATAAGAATCCCATCAAATCTGCAAAGATAAGCGGAGTGCGGCTTGAGTATCCGCTAGTTGATGGTACTTTTAACGTACGGCATATGACTACGACAGGACAGGCTCAAATAAGGACCCTGTCCGGGGATACCCATGATTATCCCATCACTAAAGTTAAATATACGATTTCAGCATCTGGGGGCATCGCTACAGATATGGAACTAGGAGAGCCAATCTTTTCACTGGAAAAATATCTCTCTGACATAGAAAGAAATGCCATGAATATAGAACAATCGCAGTCCTCTGCCATTAAGCAGCTGACGGCACTTTAAGGAGGTAGTAAGGTGGCGATTAAAGATTATAGACTAGACCCGTTTTTGAATGTTATCAACATAAAGAAAATATCCGGCGAATATCATCAAGTGCCAAATCAAAGTCCCTATACCGTAAGGCTTAATGAGGTACCGCAAAAAACAGACCCTAGCTCTCTGAATATAAAGTTTGCCAATGGTGCTGTACTTACAGAAGTGGCAGCGCAGCCTAGTCAAGGGCAGTATTGGCCGGATTATAATACGGCAGCTCATGGAGTGGCAGATTGGAATACCGGAACACTTCTGTTTAACGCAGCTGATGCCGGAAAAATCGTTTATGCCAGCTACAACGGTATAGGTACACTGGTGGATGACAGGGTGCAGGATATGCTGGAGCTTGCGGTGACTACCAGCACTCAGCCGGAAAGAGATGTAAGGCTTTCCGGAACTGCTGTTAGTTATGATTCTTCAGAAAGTTCCGGCGGTGGCAATCTTGCTTCCGGTTATGTAAGAGTGAAACAGCACCGGGGGCTTCCTGCCGGGACGTATACTTTAAGGGAAGTAATACAGCATTTAATCAATCGCAGTCAGACGTTGGAATTTGTAAAAGGTACAAATTATTATAACTGCGATTGTGACTGCGGTGATGATATGTAAAGGTGGCGAGCGCGTGATTTCTATTGATAATAATTTTAATATTGAGGCTTCGCAGTATGATACCTATACCATTCGGTTTAAATTTAAGGATTATGTACTGACGGGTGATGACAAATTCCGTTTTTCAATTAAAGCAACTTCTAATTCTACGGATGTGGTATTTTCTAAGGATGTGTACAACGCAGGGTTTAATTATGTGGATTTATCCATTGCACTTGGTGAATTGGACAATCTTGCGCCGGATACCTATGTGTATGATGTGGCCATAATCAACAAGAATACGAAAAAGATAACGACTTTAATTTGGTCAGCTTATTTCATGATTAAGGGGGTTGCCCATAATGTCGATTGATTTGGAAATAGAAGTAGATGCTCTGAATAACGCGGGCAGCAAAAGTCTTGAGGTCGGAGAATACGGAGCAGAAGTAGCCAAGGAATATGCGGATAAGGCATTTGAATATGCTGAAGATGCTAAAAACAGCAAAAACCTAGCCGAGGCTTGGGCGGAGAGTATTGATGCACCAACCGGCGAAGGGACAAGGTCGGCTAAAAGCTGGGCAGAGAATGCAAGGCAGTGGGCAGAAAGCGAAACAGAACCGGACGGGGTAAAAGGTGCAAAATCAGCAAAAACCTGGTCGGAACTTTCTAAAGACCATGCTAATGCTGCCGCTGCATCTGCTTTGACATCAAAAAACAGTGCTGATACGGCGGCTGTTTCGGCAAAGGCTGGCAGTGACAGTGCCAAAGCTGCTGCTCTATCTTCACAGAACGCGGCAAGCAGTGAAACAGTTGCTAAACAGAGTGCAGAACTTGCTGCCGCCAAGCTTGAGAAACTAGAAACAGTGGATTTGCCCCTAAAAGCAGATGTTGCATCTCCTGTTTTTACCGGGCAGCCCAAAGCACCAACAGCGGCAAATGGAAATAACTCACAGCTTATTGCTAACACGGCCTTTGTGCAGGGCGCTATAGCTGCTCTTGTGGCATCTGCTCCGGGGACATTAGATACGTTAAAAGAATTGGCCGCAGCCTTGGGCAATGATCCAAACTTTGCCACAACGGTTACGAATCTTATTGCGGCCAAGCTTGATAAAACGGCGAATGCTGTAAGTGCGACTAAAGCTGTGCAGGACGGCAATGGGAATAATATTGCAAGCACGTATGCTACCAAAACCGAGGTAACAGGCGGTATTACTAAACTTGCCACAGTTGCATCTACGGGTAGTTATAACGACCTTTTAAACAAACCGGTTATTCCAAGCAAAAACAGTCAGCTCACCAATGATAGTAACTATGTGGCTAAAGATGCCAGTGGCAATGTTACTATTACCGGAACGCTTACAGCCGCAAAGGTTGTAAATGCCTATTACAATGACTACGCTGAGTTTTTTCCCAGAGGTGAAGATACCGAGGCAGGGGATATTATTGCCTTGGCTGATGGCACTAAGGAAAAGTATGTCAAGGCAAGCGAGGACGCTGCATTGGTGGTCGGTGTTCACAGTGACGAATATGCGCAGGTAATTGGGGGAGAAACAGACGAAAACGGTAATGTAGATATGGATAAAGTCCTGCAGAATTATATTCCGGTAGCGTTAGCAGGGCGCGTACACGTTAAATTTTATGGAACGGCTAAGGCTGGCATGAAGGTTGTGCCATCCGAAATACTTGGAGTTGGGAGAGCTTTCACTGATGGTGACAGTGAGGAGAGCGTTGTAGGCAGAATCGTTCTTGGGGACAAGTTTCAAAATGTAAGACGGGTAAAGATTATGGTAAGGAGGCAGTGATGGGCAAATTTTTAAAACGCACGGTGCATACAGTCTTTTTGATGTTGGGTAATAGCTGCAATATGAATTGTCGATACTGTTTGCAGCATCCTTTGGTTACAGCGCAGCTGCCAAGTAAGATTAACCCTGAGATTTATGATTTTTTAAAAGATTGTGCAAAAGAACTGACGGAAGGGCAGAAGCTTCACATACAGTTTTATGGCGGCGAGCCGCTGCTGTATTTTGATGCTATAAGGGAAATAACAGAGCGGACTCACGCTTATTGCTGGCATTCCGTAATAACAAATGGTAAAGCGGTCACCAAAGAAATGGTGGCCTTTTTTAATGCTTATAAGATGCCTGTTACCATATCGTGGGACGGCAGAAATGTCATGGAAACTCGTGGTTATGATGTGTTTGCTGATAAGGAGAAAAGAAAGCTCCTGCTAGGAATAGAGAAGCTAGGCTTATCTGCGGTTTTAAGCAGTAAGGCATATCTGCTAGATATTTTAGAAGATTTTCAAGCAATTTCAGATGATTATTACAAAATTCATGGCTACCAGGTAGGGATAAACATTGATGAGATTTTTAATACGGGAGATTTGCCGGAAGAACTTTTAGCAGTAGATTATCCTCGAGTAGAGAGCGAAATGCTTGGACTAGGAAAGTTTTATCTAGAGAAAAGATTAAATGGCAGCAGAACAGAGCTAAAAGACTATACCAAGCTCTCTTATGTGGACAGACTATTTGGAATGCTGAAGCGTTTTTATGCAGATGGTGACGGAAGGTTTCATAAACACTATTGTTCCTGTGGCAACGGGTATGACGTTTTGAATCTTGATTTAGAGGGGAATTTGTATCCTTGTCACAATACCAGCAGCAAGATTGGCACTATCACAGATGACTATTTTACTTATTTAAATAAGGTCCTATGTTCTGATAACACCAAGGTAAATATGAGTGTTTGCTCGGATTGTCCTGCAATTGCTTTTTGCAGAGGTGGCTGCAAGTTAGTTAATGCTGAGGCAAGAAGGGAAGGTTATTGCAGATTAAAACAAGCGGTCTTTTTGCCGGTGCTTTCTGTTTTTGAAGAGTACGGCAGACGGATGGCAGGTGATGTAAATGGCGGTTAACGGTTCTATAGCTAAGACAACTTTTACGGACAGCTCCGTTTCATCTAGTTTAAAAATACGTCCGGTTCATATTACGGAGCTAAGGACGGCGATAGACAGGCTGCAGGCTTATGCGGCCAATGTAGATAACTGCGGAAACTGTACGTATTGTCAGACTTGTCAAAGCGCTACCTGCCAAGATGTTACGTGTCAAAGCCAAAGCTGCCAAAGCTTGTCCTTCCAAAGCTGCCAAAGTTACAGCTGCCAGTCCATGGAATGCGATTGTGACTGCGGCGATGATACGTGAGGTGTTTAGATGGCTTATACAGATACAACCTTAAACAGCAATATTGTGGTAAAAAAATTGCATATATCAGAATTGGCAGCAGCCTTGACAGCGATGGCAGCTAATGCAAATAAACCATCTGCTATTGATTTAAGCGGCTTGACATATACCAAGGTGGTAAGTGCTAATATTATGTTTTTGAGGGCAGCGGTAAATAATCTTGAAACGAGTTTTTCAGGCAACTGCTGCCAGGCGAATTGCTGTCAGACCTGCCAAACCAGCTATTGCCAAAGCACTTACTGTCAAAGTTGCCAGGGGTGTCAAACTTGCCAAGGGTGCCAGTCTGTGCGCTGCCAATATTGCCAGACCCAGTGTACAAACTGCAATTGTAACTGCAACTGCAGTAATTGTGACTGCGGAGATGATGGAGGTTGATGAAAATGATTATACAAGGCTTGATTTTAACAGATAAAGGACCTGTGGATATTAAAGAATTGAAACCGGGAGATAAAGTGC